TGGTTGGTGAACCAAGTCGTCAAGGTTAACAAGAACGGTGGCATGAACTACACGCTCACCGCGTTGTTCACCACCTTGTTGTCCATTGTCGTCTACCTCGCGATCTCCCGAGTCTCCACCCGTGTCAGAAAGCCAACTCAACCATTGTACGCGGTCACCCGCTAAGTGGTTGGCTTCTTTTTGGACACCAGGAGCAGGATAAATCCTACCAATATGATAAAAAATATGGATACAAAAGCATCCCATCTATTCACATCCTCAAATTCAGGGACGTGAATTGGTGGTGGAAGAGAAAAGTCTCTTTCCTCCTTCGCGACATTTTCGAGTTTATCAGTCGAACAAGATACCTCAAACTTCAAAACGTGATCCTGGTTCCTGAAATCATACGGAATGAGACGCCCGTGACTCATGTAAAAAAATTGAATTCGTAAATCACTTATGGATTTAAGGGTGCCAGAATGAAACTCGTGTGTGACCTTATCATGGTTCCCATTAACATTAACGAATGATTTACCACCGGGTAAGAGAATGTGACCCGTATAATAAGGAGTATGACCCGATGTAGCAAGTGTCTGATTCAATTGCTCTGACCCGGAAGATATGCGCATTACTAGGGAATTGGGTCCATCGAAGTTTGCTGCACCAAAATCACCACCTATCATTTGTAAATCCTGTGCGGGTAGTCCCAAAATTTGATGTGGTGTCGTGTACTCAGATCTCGAATCATCGTATCCATTTTGTCCAGTTTTAAACAGAAATCTAAGAAATTGTAGATTTTGACCATTTGGGTCTGTAGGCTGACCTATCTGAAACCTATTATTAGTGCTATCGTAAGTTATGTTAAAATTATAACCCCCGACGCTACTAAATAGCGCTGCAAGAGTACCCCCTGTATAATTTCCTACAGATAGCGTTGTACCGAACTCTTGTGTGTTACCACCTTGATCGGTAGCTCTAAATTGAAAGCTATTATTGTTTTCACATATCAAGAATTGCGGTGTAGGAATACGTGCAGAGACTAATTTAATTTGTGAAATGTCATAAATTGGACTTTCAAGACTGATGACATAGTCATTTGGATTTGCATATTTTACGGGATCGCGTTGACTACTATCAATTGTCAGGTTATGGACCTTCATTAAAATATGCGTATAATATTTTAATGAGTGTATTTATCTGAAATTTCTAAGTACACCTTACGACAAATGGTGCGCGTATGGGTTTTTCAATAATTGACGTTTCGCGATACCGAGACCCGCCTGAGAAGCATGTGGGTTTTGATGACCCTTATGCGCGTTGAGGTCATGGAAAGATGTATTCGTGTATTGCTGTGTCCATCCACCCGCTTGTGGATTCACCCGACCATCAACACGCGTGGTATCCGCTCGAGCAGCCGTCATCATACCACCTTGGTTGAGAGCATTCGCCCGAACATTCATGCGACCAGGGTTAGCGGCGCGATTCGCTCTACCACGACGTTCATCTGGGCGGAAACCGTATTTTTGAAGGTGTTGAACACTGTGTTTTCCACTGCTGTTTTCGCCAATCGCAACCTCTGGTGAGTTAAGGTATCCATGTTGGAAACTAGTGATACCTGGCTGTGGCTGGTTCAAGTATTGATATTGTTCAAGGTTTCCATCCTTCTTGTTTCTTGTTGGATCTTGGGACACGGTACTCGCCGAAACAAATCGCTTCGCTGGCGCAACACTGAGTGTATCAGTCCTGAGACCAGTTTCGGCACGGTTCGTGGTTCGCTTTGTGCGTTCATGTTCACCACGACCAGTAACACCGGACATACCTTGTGCACGCCCAAACACAGTTGGGAGTCTTTCTGGAAGATATGTCGTCTTTTCTGGTCGATTGTGAGCGAGGGCACCGGCGATACCTCTTCGACCACCTCCCGTGTCATGAGCTGGACCAGTTCTGCCAGGTAACGTGGTCAATTTATAACCACCGACATTTTCTGGGTTAACACGTAAAATTTGCTGATAGCCACCAAAACTTGGAACCGATGGATCCACGCCTAGACCTGGACCAACCAGCTGCTTTTCCACTGGAGAAACATTATTCATTCGATCATAATCGTTCATTCGGTTACGCATTTCGAGGACTTCGGCGCCACTTGTTCTCATTTGGGGTGCAACATCCCCAAAACTGGGAGCGACCGCCTTATTGATCATTTCCGGACGTTCTATTGGATATTCCTTCACTGGCGCCTGACGGATGATTGGTTTTGGATCAGCCGTTTCCGTGGTATCCATTGTATACGTCTCCCGTTTAGGCTGACTCAATTTTCGACCTGCGTACACGAGACCTGCGATAGCTGCGACAGATATGGGATCAGCCATTCTTATTTCTTATTGATATTTTTATTTAAGTATCTTTGATTAAACATACCATTTTGGACTTCGGCTCTGGTACTCATAGATTCGTAGCTCTTAGTACGAAGTGGCAACTTGCATTCCATGTTTTGAAGTGGGAACAAGCTTTGCTCGTACGTCTTCGCGAGTACCTTGTTAAATCGAGATGTCGATTGTGGGCGAAGGGAATCGTCCACGTCTATGTATTCCGCTGGAGCCCCCTTTCCAGCCATAAAAGGCGCTGTCCCGTAAATAGTAGCATTTGGTCGCTCAGAACCATAGTTAAGGGTGCTGGGCTGAGGATACACAAAGACCTCTTCCGTCGCACAGTTCACTGGGACGGCTGGGTTTTGAACCAACTTAAGACCTGGCTGCAATTGGTAAGCCATTTATTATTACGTGAGAGATTTATTTATGCACGTCTATCACTATTTGGCTGAAGACCGGCAAACGCTTCGAGTTGAACCCCTCTCATATTTGGGTCACACATCGATCCATCCGACTTGCACATGGGAGCATTCTTTTTACCATACAACCATTCTGCAAATTTTGTTTGATCACCTGGTATAGTGGTCACAGAACTAGTTACAAACTGACGAGCAAGTGCATTCTGTTGGTATTTGGGGAGAGTGGATCTCGAACGCGCTGGCCCAAATTGAGTATCTCCAACCACGAGTGTATCGACATCAGACCTAACACTTGGATACGAACACGCTGGGAGACGGTCGCCCCTGTCGCCAATCAACACATTCGCCATTGGGTTATCACGAGTCGGGAGCTGACACGAATCACCCACACCCTCATAATATTCAGCGCCTCTAGGAACACCGTTTTTCACCATGCCCGATCTTTCCATAACATAAAGAACTCCGAGTGCGGTTCCAGCTAGAACGAAGATACGCACGTCGCGGTTTATCAAATAGTGAATACACGCAGCGTAAATGATGAACCTAGATCCAGCATTAACGCGTTCTGCTGATGATTGTAAATTTGTTGGCCAAAATTCAAATATTTTGTTATTATCAACGAGTTGTTTTGGATCTTGAAACCAAGAGCTCATTTAATATATATTAGTTTATTTTTTCAACATACCACCGAGCATGCCCTGCATGGTCTTCATAAGAGCACCTTCATCGAGGCCATCAATGCCACCACCATTCTCCAACTTGTCGGCGCATTCCTTCGCCACCTTTTCAATCATAGAAAGTGTGTCTTCTGGAATAGACGAAATCGTCGTACCGAGCATGTAAAGAGTTTGGATGTATTGCCAGATCGCATCCTTGGTCTGTTGAGACACAGACGCCCATTTTTCTTCGAGTTTGATATCCTTGATAAAATCAAGGTTCTTGGATTCGTTAATAAAAAACGTATCATCCTTCGCAGAAATCTTGTCAGCGAATGGCGTCACCCCCGCCATGAATCCATCGATCACGAGTCTCGGGTTAGACGTTCGCATTATCTCAAACCCGGACATGCATTTCTTAATGCCCTTTTCTTCTGGAAACGTCTTGTGAAGTTCCGCAAGAAATTGGCCCATCATATCATTAAAAGCGGTCACGGAACTCATGTTTACTGTATACAAAACAGCTACTATCTTTAAGCAAATGGTTCCGTGGATATAGTCTCTTTACCACCTATTCCGTTAGACACAATAAAATAAATAAGGATCGCGTTCAAAAAGGCTGGTTTCGTGTATGCGCTTGTTGGCAATTTACCTTCGTTATTAAGTTTAGATTTGAAATGTACGTATCCGGCCGTAATTAGACCACCGATGATCGCCGCCCACGCTGGATCTCTCAAATAGTCTTCAAACTCCATTTAATTATATCCAACTTTTTTTACGGGCGCATCCGATGCGTCTGGGAATAGTACATCTTCTTCATCTCTTACCTGCTCTGGTACTGGTACTGGTTGTGGACCCTGTTCTGTAGAAATGGTCTTAAATTCGTTATCAAAAGGGGAAGTGCTTTCCTGTGGTTCTCCCATCGAGGGCTGCTCTTCTCCCATCGAGGGCTGCTCTTCTTCCATCGAAGGTGGTCCTTCTTCCATAGAGGGCTGCCCTTCTTCCATCGAAGGCTGTTCTTCCATAGAGGGTGGAAGTTCATCCACAAAATCGGGATCATCGTCGTCTTCCGCTTCTCCACCAACGTCTATGTCATCCTTTTCGTTGTTCATGTACGTTTGGAGTATTTGTTGAACTGGGATGAGTTCACGGACTGACGCCTCAATCATTGTAGAGAATCGTTCGTACAATTGCTCGTCGCGTAAATTTTCATTTTGGCTTTCGGAAAAGATGTATGGGTTTTTATACAGGTCCTTGGCCACGTTATTGTAACATGTTTGAATAAACACGTCATTTGTTGGCAATTTAAGAGATATCTTCTTGTTATCCTTACCGAGGCGAACCGAGGAAAGGATTTTCACACAGCTCACAAATACAGCGGCGAGAAGGTCATTAAACCACGCACATCGGTTTGCGATGTTATCGGTGTGCTGTCTCGACATGCCTTCGTTCCAATTTGGAACTTCTTTGAGTAGTTTCTGGAACATGATGAGCACTTTACGTCCCTTTGACATGTTGTATGCTTCTTCAAACATTTTATCAAATGTCTCGATCATGGAGGGACACATGAGCTGACACAACTGTCCCAGGTACTCACGCTTTGCCTCGACCATGATATTGAGCGTATCCGACATATTTATATTTAGTTTGCAGATTTAAACTTTAACTGTTACACGCGGTTAAGTCTTCCTGTATTTATTTGCAACCTTTTTCAAATTTACGAATGAGGGGAAGTCACCGAATTCTTCTGTATCCATCGTCTCACTCGCAACTGCTTTGTTTTTCTTCTTGATCGACCATGTAATGTATATTTCGTGATCACCTATACACCTCGTGTCAAACCCACCTAGATCTAACTGTCTCTTTATGTATTGAGTTGCCTTGAGTCTATCAAAAGTTGGAAATCCCACTAAAAATGCTGGTATTTGGACCACTAAAAACTTATGCCCCAATTCAACCGTCTGTCTGATCTTTTTTGACACTTGTTCGTAAATTTTTACATAAGTCTCTTTACGCAACTTATTGCGTTTATCAGCTATTTTTGATATTTCATCAACACTGATCATTAAAATAGATGGACTAAATATTTTTGACGATTTTGGGGCGACCGTACATATCTTCCGCAGAAAGTACCTTCTTTTCTATGATACTATTACTCTTTATATAGTTGAGTTCATTCTGTCTGACCTTTGTAAAATCTTCAAATTCTCTAGTGTCACCCTTGGTTGTAAATGGAGCTACATTTACAGGTTTCTTCGTGTCAAGTGGTTGAGTCCGAATAGACAAAACGACGACCACTGGGTTCGTGTGACTGACTTCGTCCATGTATTTAGCAATAATAAGCTTAGTCACATCCACCTTACCAGTTTGTTCGTCGACGAATTCAATGGGAACATCCTTGAGTGTACGGTTTAACTCGTTTTGAGACACACCGAGTGTTCGGAGAGTAGCTTGCATATTCAGGTCGTTCCAATTTACACTCTCAGGATCGTCCATGATGCGAATATCAGAAGACACAGCAAATGCAAATGGGAATCCCCCGTGTTTCAACACCATGAAACGACATCTGTACACTTCATCTTCACCTTTTTTGTGTTTATATTTTCTGACATCGTGTGTGTCTATAATGTACGTACACAATCCCGTGATCTCGGATATTCTCTTATTAACAGCTAGTATGATTTGTTGCATCACATTATTTGAAACCTTTACATTTTCAAGTCTTTCATAATCTGTGAGGTCGATGCCATCATCATTGAGAGAGGTTGTTCCACTGTAGAGCTCAGTTTTGGACATCATAAACAATACACAAATGACAAGCAAAAGCAATATCAATTTCCTGTTCATTATTATAAGTATGAGAAAAATATTTTTTTGTAAAGACCGTGTGCGTCTGTTTGAGTTAAAGTTTTTACACATATATTTTAACAGATGTCTCTTTTGATATACAGTCCAAAGTGTAGCCATAGTCTAGATATCATTGACTACATTAAGAGACAGCCACAGCTCTCGCAACTTGTGAATTTTCACAATGTAAATGTACAGGGTATACCATCTCAATATGCTCACCAGATAACTCGTGTGCCAACCATGCTCACGAAGAATGGTAAATTCCTCGTCGGGAATGAAATTAAGAACTGGCTCCAATCGCTGTTACCAAACAATGAAATCGAAACGTGTGGTTTTGGTTGTTGCTCTATGACGACACTCGAAGGTGAGAATAATTCGGATATATTCGGGTTAGATGATTATGGACGCACACTCCAGCCGGCCTTGACACCCGAATTAGAAGAAAAGATAAACCGCGATGTAAAGGTAACCTATAGCAATAGCATAAAGAATTAATCGCATAATTGTGTATGTATCATGAAATTGGCTACCATACAAGCCAGTGCTATAAAATCCACATTTGAGGTACTCAAAGACATACTCAATGATGTAAATGTATACTTTAAACCAGATGGTATGTACATTACCACATTGGATACTGCGAGAACATCTCTCGTAGACATGTATCTATCATCTGACAATTTTGAAGAATATGAATGTGAGGATGAAATTGTAGCTGGTATAAACGTGACAAACACGTTCAAGTTACTTAAGTCTATCACAAACAATGACGTTCTCATGATTTACATGAATTCTCGTGAATTTATGGAGATTGAGATTCATAATGAAAATAAAAAGACATGTACTAAATTTGCGCTCAAGTTACTCGATATCAACGAAAATCAAATTGAAGTTCCCGAGATGAATATGACGACTATCACACCGATGGCGTCCGTTGATTTTCAACGCATATGCAGAGACATGTACAATATAGGCTCAGACATAGAAATCACCAGAGATGGCAATCTCTTTAGACTTAAATGTGAGGGTGATTTCGCGAGTCAGGAAACCGAGATTCAATGTACAACGGAAAGTCCACATATTTCGGGTATATATTCACTTCGGTATATGAATATATTCACGAAAGCAACAAGTATGTGTTCCACTGTACAAATTATGCAAGAGGATCAGAATCGATTCCTTATACTTAAATATAATGTCGCCAATTTAGGAGACCTTAAATTCTATCTCGCAACTAAAACACGTACAGATCAGTAATGTATCCATCTATGGTATTCACGGTTTTTGTTTCACCAAACACATTTCTTATTTTTATAGCCGGATACATAGTTTTTAGTGTTTCCATGTCATAATATAACATATCACTTATCTTTACCTTTTCCCCGTGAAAGTCACCTCTTGGTCCTGCGTATCGTTTAATCTTTCTGAGTATGTCTTTGACTGGTTTGCCTTCATCGTTAAGAAGGTGCGCCGAAACAAGTGGAATATTGAATATCATATCATTACACTGTTTTGGTGGCCATTCGTGCTCCGTGTTATACGTTAAATACTTGTACAGTTTATCGTTGTACCAGTATTTGATTCTAATAATAGTCTTATTGACGTTTGTTGGTGGCCTGTATCCCCTGTATGTCATGTCCTTTGTTTCGGCATAATGTTCGTCGAAAAGGCCATCCCATTTTTTCATTTCATTCGTCCAGAATTCCCCCTCGAGTAAATGCGGCTTTCTATTGTCTATGAAATACTCCATAGAGGAATGCAGTATCCTGTGGTTTGGTATAGAGACGAAGTTCTTATAAGTATCGTAAATCCATATGATTACGGTAGTTAAAAGATTGCGTAGCATTCTAACTAATTATATGGAGGGAAATTTTTTAAGCCGATATAACAACAAAATAGATGCTTGGAAAGGCTCCATAGATGAAGATCCGTCGAATCGGTCTGAATATGAACGTGAGATGTCGGATTATATCATAAAGTGTATGCCTTATATGAAACAGTATACGGAAGAGATAGACACTAAAGTGAGTACAGACAACGTCTTTAATTGTAAAATTACGACAGGTCTTAAAAGAAAAGATATATTCAATGAATATTTATCAGATGTAGAAAACCTAAACGTCGATAGAAAAATAGCTAAAAAACAAGACGTTTGTCCGACATGTAAGGAGAGTAACATATTTCACTTTCACGACACGAGTGAACTCGTGTGTGATGGATGCGGTGCAATCATAGCGACCCTCATAAGTGAAGAGCTCACGTACAGAGAAGAACAGGAAACATCCGAGAAGATTGTGAATTACTCATATAAGCGTGAAAATCATTTTAACGAATGGTTATCTCAATTTCAAGCTCAAGAAACAACGACGATTCCACAAGAGGTGATGGAACAGCTCAGAAATGAACTCAAAAAGCTGAAAATCAAAACACTCGAAGAAATTACCCACGCCCGAGTTCGCAGTCTTTTGAAAAAGCTAAAAATGAACAAATATTATGAACACGTACCCTACATTACAAACATATTGAGTGGTGTGAAACCACCGAATATGCCACAAGAGCTTGAAGAGCGTCTTCGAATCATGTTCAAGGACATACAGAAACCCTTCGACGATAATTGTCCTTCGAATCGTCGTAATTTCCTTTCATATAGCTACGTATTGTACAAATTTTGTGAACTTTTGAGTGAAGATTCGTATCTCCAGTATTTTCCACTACTCAAAAGTAAAGAGAAATTGTATCAACAAGACGTGATATGGAAAAAGATATGTCACGACTTACAGTGGGAGTTTATACCGACAATTTAAAGAAATGGACTTTTTTATGTATAATGAACGAATACGAAAAATTTTGCATAGAAGAAGCAAAGTTTTACATGGATAAGGCCCAACATATTCTCAATGAAGAAATGAAAGATCCTAAAAAGTATTACGAAGAAACGTTTGAAACCTATAAACACCTCACTCGGGTGTTTCCGTACATTCTGGCGATGCGATACACCTTACCTCCACAGAGCGATTCTGACACGGAGGAAAGTTTATCAGATACGCAGTCTTCAGTCCAGTCAGACGAAGGTAGTTATGACCTTGAACCTCAGCCGACTCATTTAAGGTTTTGATCGTCTTGAACTCGAGCACAGTCTCGTTGTTTATGATGATATCTGC